TAAACCTGATATATCATTGTAATTCTTATGTTTGACTTTCTGGAAAATCCGTTCCGAAACAGATTTTCTCAAAGAGGACAAAGTAGAATTTAACTCATGCCAAAAAGATTCATCATCTTTAGAAGGCAAACAATAACCAACAGTCCTAGACTTCAAAAAAGAATCTGTTTCAGGATGAACAGAAAGATAATCATAAAAATCATTGATAAACCTCAATTCTTTTTTAGACCAATAATCAAAAGAAACAGTAAATAATTTAAGTAAAAACTTCTTCAAATCTTGGGATAAAACATATCTATCAAGATTCCAAAAACGAAGAGTACGATTAACAGCAGAAAAAAACCTATAAATCTTGCCAGTAACAGAATCAAAATCAATCTGGTCAGTTTCCAAACGGACAAACTTAAAAATTAAAGAATCATAATAAGAAACATTATAATAATCAGCACGAACACCGAAATAATATTCTGCATAACGTTTAGAAAGCTGCCAAACAGAAAGATTCTCATCTATTGATATATATCCGTCACGTACGAGCCGGATGGATGCTGTGAACGCACCGAAAAATAAGTCAGCACAGCTGTATGGATTCGCAAAAACAGGGTCAGAGATTCGGGGAAATAATGTACGTTCATACGACCGTGAAGGCTTGACTGTGACATACTCACCATTAATCGGGACACTGAATCCATCAAAACACGAAGCGGCAACTTCTTGTATCCCTGAAATGTCGGACGATTGACGAAAGAGACTATTAACCGAAAGTCCTTTGGAATGGTAGGATTTAGGTCTAATTTCTTTGTGTCGGTTAAAAAAGTCTGGTAAATCGACAAAACTATTAATATATGACGCAACATAACCAGCTGCGGAACCTCTCGAAAGTGAACAATCTGTACGACCGTAGCTCCAGCTCTTAGATACCAACTCACATATAGACGAGGTGAGTGCGTCCGAGTTAAAGAATAATATACCATGCCAATGCGGACGATATGTCCGTCCACCATACTCTGATACAAGATAATAACATATTTTTTCATCGTATTTCTCTGCAATTAATTTACGTAAACGTTTAAAAAACAAATTCTGGTCATGAGGATTCAAAACCAAAACCTCATTACGACATTCATCAATAGAAGGAAAAACAACACATTTGCGTGCAAAATCATAACGACCGTTAGAAGCTACCAACAAATCACGTATTTCCTTACCGGAAAAGGTATGAAGAAACTGATAAGAATCCTCTGTTTCTGAAAAATCGCGAACACGACCGGAGTCGTGAACGCGAAAACAGCCAGAACGGGGTAAATAAGTAGCTGCTATTTGATACCTAGAATCATCGTAGGGCAAATGTCTAGGGTCAGAATCGGACATATAAGCATCTATCTCACTTTCAGCACCACACCTTTCTACAACCTCAAGAGACACACGAGGGACAAACTCATCCGAATAAGTAAGCGTAAAAAAGTAAGCATACTTAAAATGAGACGACATGTTAGATATTAAAGCACATTGAATATTAGAACGATGAACAAGACATGACGGACATGTACCACAACGAACAAACAAAGTTTCATGAGTGTATCTATTAGTCACCTTTCGAGGATGAAAACACTCCGTAGCTAAATATTTTTCCCGTTCTTTCTCTGTCATAATTAAATAGTCTTAGCAGATGAAACCAATACAGGCGCACCATCGGACTCCTTTAAAGCCTGATTAATCGTAGCCATAAGACTATTATCACTAGCAACATAAACAACAGGAGCAGAGCCTTGCTTCTGATAAGAAATCAAATACATTTCCATAATTTAAAAATTTAACGATTAATATTAACTTTAGTACTATCAACACTAGACGTAGAAGTTTGTTCAGTTTTCTGCGTCGAGTTTTGATTGTTCTTTGAAACAGACATAGAAACAGTACAAGACTGTACAAACAAAGTGGTGATAACACCAACGATAAAAGTTGAAATTAATTTTACAATTTCAATCCATTGTTGAGGAGTAACTTTCATAATAAAACAAATCTTAGTAAATCTTAGTTAAACAACACTGCAATGATAGAAATAAAAATCATAATAACCCAATAAAATGATATTTTTTTGGAGGAAGTGTAATTTTTCAAAAGAAAGACAAGGGGTGAGAGCTTTGAATAAGGTAAATTCAAAGCCCTTCGGGAAAAATTAAATAGGCTTCGCCAATGAAATGAACTAGGGGGCAGCGATGCCGAACCGTTCCGCCCTTTCGGGCGCAGGTATGTGCTATAATAATATAAAATAATAAAAAGAATATACAAATAATAAATATAGCACAACACTTTAATAAAAACGAGGAGCACATCTCCTATGCAGCTACGCCTGCATAGGGCTGTGCTCCTCGTGGGGGGGGCTGCGCATTGGCACGTCCAGCGGCTGAACAGTGTTTGCATCATACGGGATTATATTTACCACCTCAAACGCCGGGGGGCTTCGGTGTATAGCGGGAGGGTGAGGTGTGCCTTTATCCAAGAGTCGGCTACCTTAAAACCAGGATAAGGAGTGACGTGCACCCGGCCGGAGGCCGTGGTGTGCGACTTCGCCGATACTATGGTGCTAGACGCTAAGGAGGGCTATGCGCCCTCTATTGCTCCATCAGCGTTCAAACGCCACGCAGGCTTAAAGATACTACTCGACTATAGAAACTTGTAGCTACCAACAAGGTTTTTAGAATTAAGCATATCTTGCAGAGACGAATAACGACAGACGATAAAATCATAACCCTGATAATAAGGATAGTATTTTCGAACCCACCTCTTAAAATAAGACTTGGCATTAGAACGAAAACCAATATAAGTGGTAACAACAAATGAACCGCAATACAATGCAAAATAAAATTTCCTTTCCATAATAATGACTATTTTTGAATAGTTAATAAATATAAAAAGCTTCAGGACAAAAAAACTCCCCCGGTCGACGGGGGAGAACCATTAGCGACGAATAGCACCTACAGCGTTTCCAATAACGCCAATAGTCTGAAGTCCTTCTTCATAATAACGTTTATTATAATTCCAACGGTCAATAAGAGATTTAAAGGACTTAGATTCAGCATCACGCCTTCCGGCTTCCTGGGCTTTTTGTGCAAAGCCCATATTATAAGATGTTTGAGACTCATATTGAGTGCTCATAGCAGCAATATAATCATCAGCAAAAGCAAGAGCGTTACGATAATCAAGACGATTCTTATCGGCCATAGAATCATACCAAGTACCTTGCTTAGAATATAAAATCTGCTTAGCAATAGATTCCTTACACTGTTGATATTTCAAGTGTCCGGATGCCATCAAATCATAATACTGGGCTGCCATCACGTTAATACGAATCTGTTCGGACTGGTCAAGATACTTATTCAAAGTACGTTTGGTTTCAGCAGAAAGCATCAAATTAGTACGTTCTGCCATTTGAATCATATTAGTCCAACGCAAGTTTTGAAGATTCTGCTTGTTAGTATCATAATCAAGTTGTATACGCTGTAAACCAGTATCACGCATCCATTTCTTATACTCTGGGGAAAGTTTTCCCCAGTCAATATTAGAAAGAACCTGCATAGACTGGGCTCGTGCTACGTCCGCTTCTCCTTGCAAAGCCTTAGTACGAGCATTAGATTCTCGTTCCTGATAAAGCATTTGTCCAGCTCGTCCAAGCTGTGAACCAAGCTCTGAATAAACTTCAGGATTCACGGAAAGAGGAGAAGCAGCGCTAGCTTGAGAAGTACTACCAGTAGAACCTGCAACACCAGTATTCGAATCATATCCCAAATAAGGGTTATATCCGGCTTCAGCACGCAATCTACGCTGATTAGCCGGAGAATTATACTCGTTCTGTCTATTCCACATTTCAAGCTGAAAATCACGAGCTTTCTGGGCTTCACGAGCATTAAACTCGTTATTCATTTGATTCTGCGAAATATTCTTATTGTTAGAAGCGGCACCAAGAGCAGCACCACCAATAGCACCAAGAGCACCAATAAGAGCAGGAATGATAGCTAAATCATAACCATTACTGGGCATCAGCTGTTCCAGAGCTATCGACACCAGAATCAGCAGCAGAAGTTTCAGCAGCTTCATTTTCAGCAAGTTGTTTTAAAGCTTCAGATTTCATATCCTCGGCCAGTTCATTAATAGATTCAACCCAATCAAGAATCTCACTAGGATGCTGTAAATGCCGAGATTTAATCATAGACAACAAGTCATCATCCGTAGGATTTAATTTATCCAACTGTTCTTGCAAAGATGAAGAACGAGGTGATTTAGAATCCATAAAACGTTGAGCGGTAGAAATACCAACACGCTTAGCCAAATCAGCAGCATGAAGTAACATACTCACATCCGAACGAATCCGATAAGATACCTGGCTCTCGGAAATTTCAATTTTCTCAAAACGAAATGATTCTATAGGATCAACCTGAAGAGCAATCTCTTCAGGACGTTGAGACGGAAAAATATTAATAGACCGAACAGGCTCGAAATTTCTAAAACCTGAACCAAAACAAAAAATCTTCTTCTTGCTCATAACAATAATAACAATAAAATTTAATATGGAACCACATCACGAGACAAAGGACGAACAACCTTACAATCAACATAAGCGTTAACTAAAAATTGGTCAGTGTCCCAAGTAGAATCGGACTTAACAGCAAAAATATCATCCAAAGTGTTAGGATTCACTTTAAAGAAAGGCCACTGAACAGCACCAGAACCAGTAGCATTATCAGAGAACCAATTGAAAAGATAGGAATCATCAATAGGCGCAACCCAGTCCTTCAAGGTAGTAGTAAAAGCACCGTGAACACGGTCAATGTTAGTCTTCCAACCATAATAACGAGGATTATAACCTAAAATAGAATCAGCCTTAACAACAGAAGAACCAAATAGTTTATTATTAAATAACTGAACAGCAGGAACGGATTCCATACCGATATTATCAAATTCAGGAATAGGCAAATCTTCAACAGAAGTACAAAGTAATTGCGCTGGCTGACCGGAGAGATTGTAATCTAAAAGGGGAACAGCGTGATAAATACACATAAGAATACAATAACGAGAACCAGTAGAATAACGCATAGAACCAGTTCCGGTACCAACACCTTTGCCATAAATAACGGCTTCACCATCACCTTGCAGATTATTATTCACAACCTCGGAAATATCAAGATTTCGAGCAATACCACCAATATATTGCGCCATGTGAGAATCAGAAGCAGGAACATTAACACCGAAATGAGCCTTAATCTGGTCACGATAATTGGTATCAACAGACTGGGTAATTTCACGATATTTCTGCAAAGCTTCTGCCTGACGAAGAGCAAGAATATTAAAAGAAGCCTTTAAAGCAACAGAATTAGCACGAAGATTAGTTTCCACAGAAATAGGAGAAGAAGGAGCAGAAGAAAGCTTCACCAAAGAAGATTGAGCGGAATCAGTATCAGCATAATTTTGAACAGAACGAGCATCAGAACCAGAACCAATAGCAATAGTAGAAGAAGGAGCAGTACCTTCAACATCAACAACAGCTATATCACCAAACTGGGAATTAGGAAGAACTCCCATAAATAAATCCTTATTCCAGTTACAATAACGAAGGGAAAAAAGATTATCACGTTTCCAATAATCATTGCTAGCTGCAATAGCAGAAGCAAGATCCGTACCAAAAATATTACCAGAACCAGTATACCAATCAAAATTATAAGAAGTAGGGTCTGCATTTTCCCATTGCGACCAGCGGAAAAAATCTTGATAAATTTTCTGATAAGCAGCAAGAGGCAAGACGTTTACAGCTAAATCATATTTGAATATCTGGGAATAAGTTTGAGGAGTTTCATCCAAAGGAGCTTGCATATTCCACCAACGATGAGAACTACCACCAATAGAAATAGACAACGCTGAAGTCGGAATAATATTACCATAATTAAGCATGTGAAGCAACTTATAATTAACATCTCCACGATTATATCCGAAAATATTACCACGACCAGGGAGAGGAGCAGGAGAAGTACCAGTATTAAGGGAACCAGACGACAAAAATGTAGACCAACCTAAATCAGACAGATAACACCAAGGAATATCACCTTTAACGGTAAGAGCATTTAATAAGTCCTTAGATTGAACCGGAGCAATTTCACCCATCTGAATAACAGAAGCGTCAAAAGATTTCCAAATCAAATCAATAGGAACAGCATAAAAGTCAAAATACTCACGAACACGAGTATAAGCAGCAGTCTGCACGGGACGAGTACGAGTAAAATACTGCAAACTAATGTCGTAAGTACAACCAGGCAAACCTAAATCCCAAAAAACAGGAAGAAGTTCACCACACTTAGCAGAAAACACATTTTTAGTTCCAATATCAAAACCAGAACGATGAGGATGATTTTGAAGTTCTTTTAAACCC